CACGCTGGAATGTTAAGCACTAGTGCTATGAAAGTTATGGGACCAATTCTGGACGCTGCAAGCAGCACGGGTTTCCAGTATTGCCGCATTCTGGATCTTCAGGCAGGGGGTACGGGAAGGAATCAAGACTCACAAGATGTGAATACAAGCGTCCCTTATGCTTCGGGATCTACTGAAACCGCACAAGATTGGCACGATGCCGTCGCCATCTCCGGCTATTGGGGGCGCAACCTTCTTTATGAACCTCAGTGGAGCGATAACGGTGCTTCTGCTAACTTGCTTTGTAAGCTATACTTCTCCGTAAATACGGTGAATATGTATGCCAACTCTGGATTGGACGGGATTTGGGCAGAAATGAGAACCGAACTTGATTTCAACAGGGACGATAATCCCGACTGCTGGGAAAAAAACCGCAGTCAGTTTGCGACTCGTAACTGGGACGAAGTTCTTTGTTACGAAGGAAACCATCATATGGTTTGGGGTACGCCCTCTAACCAAGCCCCACGGCTCGCACAAATAATGCTGGGCAACTACAGTTCCGTAGAGTTCTGTCAAATGCACAGTGACTCACTAAAGTTACATAATGAACTTTTTGGACCCTCACAAGGTACAGGTGGAGCATATATGCACTTTGTAGCAGCAACAAATCCAGCCCTAGGAAGTCGTGGAGTTCCTGCCACAGACACTCCAAGCTTTATTGGGCATTGGGGGTATTTAGATGCAGCTTCTGCCATAAAGGATGCGGATACTGACCGTTGGTATAACGGTAGAGATTATAATGAATTCAATTGGTATAACTCTATGAGGGACTTTCACGGATTTAATCGCAAAAGATCTCCTTAAATTATTCATTCAAGACCGCGCAGCCCATATATATTACATGGCTGAAATGAAGAAAAAAGGACGCTGCTGGAAAGGCTATAAGCCCAAGCCGGGATCAACAGCATACTCCAGGGGATCCTGCATTCCAGAAGAAAACTCTGTGGAACAAGCAGAGTCCGATGATTTTGGAAGTAAACCCATTGTGGGAAATCCAGTTCTCCCTCAAGGAAATCACCTTACGCGAATTAAAAAGAAGGGACAGAACAACAATACCCAGGGACAGAACAACAATACCCAGGGACAGAATGATCAACAACAGGCTAAACCCGAAAATACCAACGGAAATAAGAAAGTAGAAGAGGTTAAGGTAACTCCCACTCCCGCTGAAAGAATGAACAATCCACAGGCACGGGCTAACAAAAGAGTAAACAGAGCAGCAACTCTTAGTGGCAAAATATCCGCAAGAATGAAGTCTAGAGAGGACTATCCAGAGGGTTCCCCTTTGCACACAGGCGGAAGTTCAGAAGTGGACGCGGGAAGAATGTCGAAGCTAAACAAGATCAAATGATTAGACCCCTCACCGAAGAGCGAAAGCAAAAGATGCCCAAGATGAAAATGGGCGTTCATAAGAGCCGTTCTGGGGGTCTCACCAAGAAAGGTGTTGAAGCCTATCGTCGTGAGAACCCAGGTTCTAAACTCAAGACTGCTGTTACCAAAGACCCCTCCAAACTCAAGAAAGGTTCCAAAGCAGCCAAGCGTCGTGCCTCCTTTTGCCGAAGAATGTCAGGTATGAAGAAGAAGCTCACGAGCAAGAAAACAGCCAACGATCCAGATAGCCGTATCAACAAATCCCTTCGGAAGTGGCACTGCTAACCTAGATACGGTATGGCGAAGCGAGACCGATTCAAGGGAACAAGATCAAAAGAAAATATTGATAAGTACCTGTCACCTCAAAGTGATACTTTTCGGATGTATGATATGGATAACCCGGATATTGGGTTTTTCAATCGCATTGATAGTGAGCTTATCCGTCTAGCAGGGTCTCCTGTCCTCGTTTACCGATACACAGGAACAGACAACTATGACGATGTTCTTGATGAGGATACATTAAAGGTATACGATCCTAATCCAGCTATTTGCGATGCTCACTACGACCCCCGTATGTTTGAGGAACCGCTCGCGCAGTTTGGCATTGAGATGACTCAGGATGCAGTCTTCACATTTAATAAAGATGATTGCTATCATCAGCTAGGAAGAGAGATTAAAACTGGGGATATAGTGTTTACTAAGTTCCAAAACACTTTATTTGAGGTTCACGAAGTACAAGAGGACTCCTTTGAAGCATATGGAGTCTACCACCTTATAGCCTCCACCAGAGTTCTAAGGGGTCATGAGAAACTCCTGAATGTTTTGGGTCTAAATAAGTTTTTTGAGGATGACGAAAGGCATAAATAAAGTGCCTTGAATATACTTCGTAGGATAATAATGAGCATTCGTAAAAGACTTACAAAATCAGTAACATTTCCAAACCGTCTAAAAGGTTTTTACGATGATGGTAGGATTCCGTTTCAATTTCTAACTATGGCTAATGAAGAATTAGTTAATGATAGTAATGTTTCTAGTTTGATTCTAGACGAGTCAAATGGCTGGCTAACTGGAAACTTCATGAAATGGAAATCAGTATTAATCGGCGCGAGAATTTCAAATGGATACGATTTTTCTAACGCTGATATTGCTTATGCCTTTGCCCAAAACAACAATCTACCTTTTAAGATGCATAACCTTGCTTGGTTGCGGACAGACAAAGTTCCAAAAGATTACCCAGTATTCGATATTCCATCTAGAGTTGCCGCGTTTGAGTCTCATGCTACCACAATGCTTTCTAGGTTTCCGAATGTCAGATGGATTGATGTTTGGAACGAAATACTTGACCCAACGATTAATGGTCCTGAGGACTTAACTGGCGATCCAGAAGATTATATTGCTGCCGCTGGAGACTGGCCTGTGTTCTCCATATCAGAATTAGCGAGTAATCACGCTTATGTTCGCGCTCTGCTTCCCGCCGATTGTGAAATTTGTTTTAATGATTTTAGATTGGTTGGGCGCGAGAAGGGAGTTGCTGCGATTGAAGTTGTTCAGGCTTTAAATAATGCTGGAGCCACGATTGATGTCATCGCAGAGCAAGCGCACATAAATACAGCTGGGAACATTTTTACTCCAACTGCGGCGGATTTGGAAGCATTTATCCTCTCTGCCCATGCGATAGGATGTAAGGTTGCTTTCTCAGAGTTCGATATTTCAATTGAGAACTTCGGCACGGTTGGTGCTTCACTCCAAGAACAATATGACCTAGCTCTAGAGTACATCGAAGTTTTGTACACGCACAGAGAAAAAATTTCTCACATTGCTTTTTGGGGAAATAGTGATAGTTACACTTGGTTGCACGAAAGGAATGGATCGAATATCTCTACCGAATATCCTTTACCTTGGGGAGCTACTCCCGATATGGAAAGAAAGCCGTTTTACAATGCCATTTTTAATTATCTGAGAACACAATCTTAGCCGTAATATTATGCACATGAACAATTTTAAATCTTTACTTATTTTGGTAACTCCTCAACATATTACACTGTAACATAATATACCTTATGAGTGAACAAGTAGAACTAAAAAATGAAGGAGTGGTTTCGATTATAGGAGACTTTGCGTTTCCTCATAGTCTAGATGAGCTTATTTCTAGTAGGGCAGAATCCGCTATCCGAAGATTACTATATTGCATAAAAAGTAAAAAACCAAAAAAGATTCTTTTGTGTCCCACCCCAGGAGTAATCATGAACTGTTTACCTTTTATTCTTTTGAACTCAAAGGTAACTATGGTCCTCCCCACGCAAGACTACATAAAAACCTTCTCTGAGATGGACCAGGACATACTCTCAGCCGCGCTTAAAAAGTGCGAGCATATTGTTGTGGTAAGTTCAGACGAGGAAACCAAGCCAACTAATTATTTAAGTATGCTTAAAAAAACATTTGAGTACATGATGGAAGTATCAGACTGGACCTTGTTCGCTCACTGTGATGAAGTTAGTAGTGAGACAGAGAGGCTCATGAGTGAAATTGGATATATAGAAATCCCAACTTTACGAATAAACCTTACCGTACCTATTATCCATGCACTACCCTAAAAACTTCCCAAACTTCTGTACAAAGGCTTCTCTATTTTCTTTCCAGCCGTCGCTCAAAATACCATCCCCCATAGACTGGTGAACAGCTAAGATAGGCACTGCAAAATTCTTGAGTTTCAGCATATCTGCTTGGAATGTTAAGTAGATATCATAAAAGTCCCAATCTCCAGTAAAGTATTTCGGTTTACTTACATTTAGGCTATCCAAAGTTTTTTTAGTTGTGGCTAGGAAAACACCGTCTAGAACTTGGCACTGCCCGAAGTTTCCGTAGTAAGTAGGATGCATCTCAAAAATACTATTCCCGTGAAGTATCATACCACGAAGGTTAGTTTTGTCCAGATGATTTGGGTTCATTTCCTTCAAGCCATCCCACCAAACTGCGGAACCTCTTAGTCTTCGGCATCCTGCCAATCCGATAAATCCAGTGTCCTCGCCTGAAAATACGGTTTCCATAATCTCTACAATGGATTCCGCGCTGCTTAAAATCTTCAGATCATCGTGCGCGAAAATGCAAATCGTGGAATCATCCATGCTGGACACCATTTCCTTGGCCTGTTCAAACACATTGAACATAGACCCTGCTCCAACAATATTATTCACTTTTGCAGAAAGTTGTGTGAAAATATCGCCCCTTTCAGACTTTAACCATTGGTCTTTCTCAGGCTCCCCTTTTACCGGGACAAAAACTTGATAAGGCTCAGTATATAACATATATGACTCCAGATGAAATTAGGAACGAATTAAAGAGGTGTTCGGAGGATCCGGTTTACTTCATTCGTTCGTATGTTTACATCACTCACCCAGTTAAAGGTCGTATTTCCTTCAATTTATACAAATTTCAGGAAAGACTTTTGAGGGAGATTATGGCGAACCGATTCTCTATCACTCGGAAGTTTCGTCAAGCTGGAATCACGACCATTTGTGCTGCTTATTCTTTATGGTACGCCATATTCAAGAAGAATAAGAATATCGTTGTAGTTTCCATTGGAGAGCGGGAGTCCACAGATTTCTTGGATAGAGCCAAGGAAATGTACCATGATTTACCTAAATGGCTTAAACCAAAGGCAATAAAAGAAAATCAACATACCCTTAAACTATCCACAGGTAGTGTGATTAAATCACAGCCAGCGGGTGCGGGTAGAGGGCAACCAGTATCAATTTTGATTGTTGATGAAGCCGCCTTCATTGATGGGATGGAGGATTATTGGAAAGCAGTTTACCCCACTGTATCGACAGGCGGCGAGGTTGTAATGATCTCTACTGTAAATGGTATGGGTAACCTGTATTATGACTTGTATAGGAAAGCAGAACTTAAACAAAATGAGTTCCACATTATACGAATCCACTGGAATGAACATCCAGATTACAATGAGAAGTGGGCTAAGACCACAAAAGCTAACCTGGGCGAGAAAGGTTGGCTGCAAGAAGTGGAAGGGGAGTTCTTAGGAACTGGTGACACCTTTATTAAGTCTGATGTTTTACGGGAGATAAGAGATCATACTAGCAAGGAGTATTACGAGAAATATTATCGTATGATGAGGGTGTGGCAAGATCCTGAACCCTATGCTCAGTATATGATTACAGCGGATGCTTCCTACGGGCGAGGGCGAGATCACTCTGCATTTCATGTTATAAACTTGTACACGGGAGAGCAATGCGCCGAGTTTTATAGTAATACGGTAAGTCTTCCAGATTTTGCTAAATATATTGCCCAAGAGGGGAATAGATACAACTTAGCATTTGTCGCCCCAGAACGAAATGTGTTGGGGTTGGAGCTTATTCGTGCATTATTTGAAGACCATGAGTATGACAATATGTGGTTAGATGAAAAAGGTGAGTTTGGCTTTCTAGTAAACAATAAAAATAAAGAAACTATCCTTACTTATTTGCAGGAGAAGCTCGCAAACTCAAAACTAAAAATCAACTCCAAAAGAACTTTCGATGAGCTTTCTACTTTTATTATATCCAACAGCGGTAAACTAGAAGCAGAAAAAGGTTACAACGATGACCTAGTAATGAGCTTGGCATTAGCC